TCTCTTTGGCCGCGTTGATATTCCGGAGCAGTATCGGAACAGGGCGGTTTTTCCAGACGCTTGGGGCCACCATCTTTCGACGCTTGCAGCGAAGGGCAGAAAGGCCAGCTCGTATGGTGCCATGCGACAAGGGTATCCTTCATGACGAAGGCCATTAGGTTGGGCGCCGGCCTTTTGGAGGGACGGCTTTGGCTCACAGTTCGCTTGGACAGATGTATTCCGACCGGATGCTCTCGTCCGGCAGGCATCACGAGATCAATCTTCTGCGTTGAGGCTCGGATTATGGATCGTAGATGACCGAGTAAGGCAGATGAATTCGCGCTACGATGGCGTCAACTTCTTCCTGGCTTTGCGGGTAGGCCTCGTAAAGTACCTTGGTTTTTAGCGCGCTAGCGTAAAATCTCGGGTTCCAGGTCCAAAAGACATCACCTGGATAGCTACCCGTCGCGTCATACTTGCGCTTCAGGATTCTTCGAATCGTAAGACTTTCCGGAGGCTCTAGGTATGGAGGCGCAAAAATCCTTTCTTTGTAGAATTTGTCCTTGAGATCGATGAGCTCAAAGGATGAGCTGCCACGACCTTCAAGACGAGGATCGGTACATGGACCTACGTAAAGGCGTGGTGCGCCTTGGTCGGGCGTTTCGGAAAATCCCACACAATCGTTTGGTCCCCTCACGTATGTCCACGCAACAAGGGCGTCCTTCGGTACGAAGGTCTCCGCTGACGCGATGAGGAGGTAGTTGGCACAGGTGCCGAGGCAGTAATCGTAGACGATGACGGTTGCGTGCTTGTCTCCGAGCATGCTGGCGAGTGCAATGGTAGCGGCAACTTCTCCGCCGTAGTTGCGAACCACGAAATAGCCGCCTTGTTCGAGGTCATTGGCCAGCGAAACATCCTGCCCGGGAAAAATCCAGCCGTCCTGACACAACACCCGCCTGTCGGTCCGAAGCGACATCGGACGCGCCACGTCTCCCCGACAATAAGCGAGCGCGTCGGCGTAACTCGCTTTCTCGGCATCTGACACTTGGGCGAGCGAGATTTCCGAGCCCCAACCAACAAAAGCGATCGCACAGAGCGTTGCAAGATTTGCGAGGCGGGAAATGAAAGAGCAAAAATTGGCTGAGGTACACTCGGCTTGGCCCAGCTTCCAGCATGACATCTTAAATGCCTACACATCCATACAAAAACGACCGCCCGTCTTTTAGAACAAAGCGAGAACGATGTCAATCTCTATTTGCAGGTGCATATATAGCGACGCGCACGCGCCGACGCGCCCTACGTCAAATCAGCTCAACTCCTTGTCCATGATGACGTGCTTTTCCTCATAACCGTCGAGCACGTGCAGCCAGCCCTTGCGGCCGTAGATACGAACGCGCTTGCAGCCTTCGGCCCTCGCGTAGGCTTCGATCTGGTCGATCAACGGAAGCCAGCGCTTCATGTCGGAGCCGCCGCAGACCGTGATGATGCAGACCTTGCCGATCTCCGAATTGATCAGGATGGTCGCCGCGGCAGATTCGACGGTTCGTCCGTTCCACGCCATCCACAACAGGCTGCGGCCGGCAAGAATGTCGGCTTCGATATCCGCAAACGCGTTCAGTTTGGTGCGGTAACACGCCGCCTTCAGCAAGGGACTGACATGCGGCCAGACCTCGTGGACCCTTTCGGGATCGACGCAAACAAGCTCAACCGAGGATGGCATATGAAAAGGTGCGTCCCGTGATGGCGCTGTTGGTGTGAGCGATCGTGAACGAGCCGTTCGCAACCGCAGAGATATAAATGTTACCGCCGGCGACTTCCGCCGCCGCAGTCGCGGTCATCGCGGTAAGAATCGGAGTGGAGCCGATTGCGCACGAACCGACGCCTTTCGGCGTCACAACAGTTGTCGCGCTGCCAGTCGCGAGCGTCACCATCCCGACCGCGTTTGACCGGCCTGCTGCGAGTTGCTGCAAGGACAGAATGATTTTCTTCAGGTCGGTCTCGGTGATGCAGGGAACGTAGGCCGTCATAGCGTGCCACCGGTGGTGAGGTCGGGAATGACGCCGGCGCAAAATGTCCAGGATGTTGCCGCGGGGATTCGCACCTTGAAGCGCGAATAGCGGGTGTCGCGCCTGACGTCGCAACGGCCGGTTCGCGCGTTGATCGGCACTTCCGCACCTGAGATAGCCGTTGCGGACGGCGCATCGCGATAAGACACCGAGCCGTACAATGTGGCCGCATCGGTGATGGGACGAAACCCCTGGATGGTGATGCGGTTTTCATCGGTGCCCTGCTCCGCGCTTTCCATCGTCGCCTCGAGGTTCGCTCCCCTGAAGAAGCCGAGCAGGTGCGCGCTCGAGAATTGCGCGATTTCCGGCTGCACAGCGGTCGCGTAGGCATCGAGGCTCAGCGTCATGGCATCCAGCGAGCCGGCAATCGTGCCCCCGGAAACATACGCATTGGTGAATGTCGAGCCCTGCAAGTCAAAATGCGTGCCGTCGATGACGGTGATTACCCATCCCTCTTTGTTCGCTTCCGTGGTTCCGACAACGCCGGAGATTGAGATAATCTGGCCCGTCGTCAAGGTCGCGGTGGATCCCAGCTGAATGCGGATAAAGTTGGGACCACCGTTGCTTGCCGCTCCCGTAATCGCGATCGTACCGGGCGCAAGCGTGTCGAGATTTTCCAGCGTCAATCCGGTTTGCGAGATGCCAAGCAAATATTCGCCGGTCGACAGCACCGGAAAAAACCGGTCCAGCAGAAAATCATAGCCGAGCAGCTTGTCGTAGGTCCCGACCGCGCCGGAGATGGATTTGTAGGCCCAATATACCCGCGTACTGCGCGGGTCGGCCGCGCCGATGAAAAGTCGCAGATTGCCATTGTCGAGGTCGGCTAGAAAGGTTCTGTCGACCTTTTCGCGGCCGATCTGTTCGGGCACGCCGCCCGGCTCGATCTTGTGAAAGCCTTGTCCTGCGTAGAAAAAGATTCGCTCGCCCGCTCGAATGATCGAGTAAGGCGCATAGAGGCCCTTATCCTGGGTGATGCGGTCGATCTGGAAGATGATCGGCGATCCCGGCACGTATGACATTCGGCGGATTGCCTGATCCTGAAAGATGATCCCGGCCTCCCCACCCGCGACGCCGCGGACGATGCCGCCATCGGGGAAATCCTGGTGATCCGATCCGGCCGTTACTCCGTCCCACGACGTCGCGGTGTTGAAGTTGTTAAGGCCGGACCATTGAATCCGGAACGGATTCGACAACAGGCCGGAGAGCACCAGGAACCGGCCGACGACGCTGATGTAAGCCGCCTGCGGCGGCGCGGGTGTACCCAAAGCATTTATAAATGTCGTCGCCGATGAAAGATCGAACACCTGGAGCAGCGCATTGGCTTGCGTTGCAAATACAAGATTTCCGGTCTGCGCGAATTGCCATTGGGCGGTTGACGACAGGGCGTTGTAGGCGCCGCCACCTAGCGAGACATCGGTCCAGGTGAAGTCGGTATTGTTGAGCTTGTAGAGTTTTGTGTTTGTGCCTGCGAAGGTGACGACCGTGCCGTCCGATTTGAGCGCGTAGAAGGCGCCCCTGCAGGCGGAAGGAAGCGCGGTCGTATACGCCGAAAAGGAAGGAAACGGCCCGTAGCCATCGCCGCGCGGAATCACGTTCAGGATGTTGCGCGTGGCCTGGCCTTCATAATCGCTGACGTCGGGGCGATAATCGCCGGTTGAAAGAAGCGGCATTATTCAGGTGTCCAGGTCTCGGGTTGCTTGATCGCGGGCGTCCATGGTGAAGACGGAGCGAGTTCTTTGGTCCATGCTCCGGTAATTCCCCTAGCGGGAAGCCAATTGACGAAATCTCGCGTGAACGTCGCAGCGTTTCCGGTGACGAGACAGGCGGCTGCATTTGCTGACCAGATATCAGCAAATATTGCACCGTTCCCAACTACAGAAAAAGAACCAGCGGATGCGCCCAAGCTGGGCGTCAGGTTGACCGCATGTCCAGTAAATGCGTAGCCGCCGGCGCTTATCGGAAAGTTGATACCGAACAGCGCCGTCTGTCCCGCAACAGAATATGTTCCAGCAGCCGCCCCCACCGTCTGCTTAAAAAGGGCAGCATTCCCGGTCAGGACATAACTTGCTGGAGCGGAGAGCTGAGAAACATTTAACAGTGCTGCGACGCCAGTTTCGGCGAAGGATCCCGTAAGGGCCACAAGCACAGTCAGAATTAGAATGCGCGCTGTACCGTTACCGCCGCGACCGCCGACCGAAGTGCTATTGACCGAGTTCGTACCACCAAGGCCGCCGAGCGCTGAAGGCGTTGGGCCACCGCCGTTCCTGACACAGAGAATCGAGACGGAGCCGCCTCCGGAGCCGGCTCCAGAAGCACCTGCGGCCCCACCAGAATATGCGCCGCCAACGGCACCGGCCGCGGTCACCGTGCCAGAGCCGGAATACGAGCCAAGGCAAATAATAATCAGGATGCCGCCAGTCCCAGCGTTACCTGCGCTTCCCGTCGTCCCAGCGCCCGCACCGCCTGGATTGCCTGCACCACCGCCGCCGCCTTGTGAGCCCGATGCGCCGGTATTGCCAGCGCCACCGGCTCCGCCATTCGTTGCGCCCGAACCGGCCGCTCCCGAAAGTTGATCGCCGCCACCGCCGCCGCTGCCACCGGTGAAACCCGTTCCAGCCGCGCCCGCGCCCGAACCGCCCGAGTTTCGATCGGCGCCCGAACCGCCGCCTCCGGTCGATCCGTCGTTGGCGCTATCGGTACCTTGGTTGCCAGCAACGCCACCGCCCGCGACGGCCGCGCCACCAGCGGTTCCCGCCGCGGGCACCTTCGGATTTGAGACCCCCGAAAACGTGCCGCTCGCGATCAGGATATCGGCGGCCGTAAGGTTGCTTCCGGTTGCCGAATGGTTGGCGCCGCGCTGATCCATCGCAATCTGACCATTCACGGCCAAATTGCCGGTGACGTAAATGACCGTGAACAGCTTGCGGTTCGCTGGCTGGAAAATCTGCCCGGCGTTGATCGTCAGATTGCCGTTGACGATGACAAACGCGGATTCACTATCGGCCGCCGAAGTGAAGAAAGTCGAAGACGAAAATGCCGAGACCGTCTGATTTCCGGTGAATTTCGAATAGCCGTAGTTACCGAGCGCGTTGCTATTGATCGTCAGTGTTCCGCCCGCGATCGGCGACGTGTCTGCAAGCGCAGCCAATTGCCTGCAGGCATCGAGAACTGTACTTGTCGACAGGTTTGCCATGGATCAGGTAATCGTCAGAATGCCGTTGGTCAGATCGGTCGCGACCGTGAAAGTGTTGCCGTTGGTCAGCGTGATTGGGGCGCCGTAGTCCCACCAGCCGATCAGCGGCTGCGTTCCCGAGGTCGAATTGTAGAGCAGGGCATATTGAAAAGGCCCGATCGACCCGCCTGCGGCAGTCCAGGAAGGCTGCGTTCCTGCAGTGAATTTGAAAACGCCCGAGCTCTGCGCCCCGGTAACCGCTCCGATGGAAACGCCACCCGCGGTGTATCCGTTGGCTGTCGAGAGATCGGCGGGCGTGTTGTAAACCGTGTTGGTCGCTACCGGCGCCGTATTGGTCAGATAGACTTTATATGCCTGCGCCGTGCCGGTCTTCATGTCATGCAGCGCATGTGCCACGTCACCGACAAAACAGGTGAATTTATTGAATGATGCCATAGTCGCAAATCCCCTAAGGTGTGACGCCGGAAGCCGTTACTTGCATTGGCCCGGCATTGAACGTCGAAGTCAGACCAAGATTGTTCAAATCGTTCAGCGCGGCCGTGAGGCCGAGACCCCAGGTCTGGATCCGGGCGTCTTCCTTGATGTAGGGCGCAGATTCCAGGAGCGCGCCGTAGAGGTACAAATCGGGCGCCAGCGTCAGCAGCCAGTTATTGCCGTTCGATGCGAGCGGCGGAATGCTGGCGCGATACACCATCTCAATGGTGTAGGCCTGGTCCGGGGACGGGGCCAATTCCATCTCCGTGCCGAACACGGTGAAGTAACGCGGTTGGGCCAGGACATCCGACGTACCAAAGCGATATTCGTCCATTTGCGTGCCGGACCTGAATGCAAGGCAGGGTTTTCCGGCGACGCTTGAGAGGCGAACCCTTCGCATCGACTGAAAATCGGCCGGCAGCGAAATAAACTCAGGCTCGGCCGATGCCAGATTCACAAGCGCGGTCGCGCGGGATTCCATCTGGCGCACGAACAATTGGCGATTGAACTTCGCTTCCGCAAGTTGGATGTGTCGGAATTCGCGCGATCAGCGTCGTGTCCTGGTCCCTTGCGAGATATTCGGTCACGGCGCTTTGCAACGATGGATAGTCGGTAATTTGTGTCACGATCACCTCGCTGACCAGCCGGCCTGCAGTTTCGGCCTATCGGTTCGCAAATAGGCCCATTCGGGATCCCTGAGTTTCCTCTGCACGATCAGATCGAACTCAGGCGTGAACATGCGCAAGGAGACATTGCCCCTGGCGTGCTCCTCGTCGAGCCACTTGACGTAGATGACGTTGGGGATGCGCGCGACGTGGCGTCCCCAATCGCTGCCTTGTTCGTCGCGACGTGCTTGCCTGTTCCACTCCAGGATCGGCTCGACGTCCTGGGCATGCTCGATCGCAAGGTCTTTGCCGTTACTGTCGAGGTGAGGCCGGATCAGAACGTCGTCCATCTCAGGACAACTCCGTCACGTTCAACGTGCCGTTTGTCGCCGTAACCAGACCACCGGTCGCTGCCTGGATTACGGAAAGCTTCTGGCCGGGCTGCACGATGACATACTCGATCACGTTTGCAGGCAGGAACGTCGCTTCGACACCGTTGCGGCAACCACGTTCGCGGCTTCCGAAATCAGGTATTGGCAGGCCGAATTGGCGCAGAGACGGATTTGGTACGTCTCGGGGCCAAAAGCGTTCGCGATGGTCGCGGCGGTGCCGGCATAAGCAATCACCTGAACCGCCCCTTGCCGGGACGCCTGTTGTTTGGGAAAAAAGGACATCTTATGCGGCCCTCACGGCCACGGAGAAAAACATCGGGATTGATGCGCCCGACGTGCCCGAGGGGGTCAGCACGATCACGTCGTCCTCGTTCAGGTAGGTGGGCGAAGGTGGAATGACGGAGAATAATTGACCCGCGGCCGAGCCGGATTGCGGCACGGCGAAACTCGCAATCGAGTTTGCGTTGACCGATACGACGACCGTACCGTCTGACGTGGTGACGACGCCACCGAGAATGCCGGTCGCTTTCAGGAGCCGACATCGAAAGGGAGCGCGGATATAGGCGGCGACAGGCGAAGTGCCGCAGGATGGCGTATAGGCCGTGAGATCGGCGGTGTTGAACGTATGAGCGTTGGGAAGCGACATCTGAAATCTCCAGGAAGCAAATGGACGTTGGAATCGTCATCCCGGGGCGCGCGAAGCGCGAACCCGGAATGACGGCGCGCGCCTCGATGAATGAAGCTCAGGACGTGGTGTTGTCGAACACGCCGCCGCTTGATTTCTCGTTGCGAGCGACCAGCGCGTACTCCGCCAGGATTTGACGCCGATCGGAGTCGCCGGTTTTCGCCAGCGGGATCGAAATCATGTTGCGGCCGTTGAGATAGGCTACCGCCCACTTGTCCATTTCCAGCACCAGCACGTCGCGGGTACGCTGGAAGCGGTTCGCCACCACCTTGAGTTTGCCGAAATCGGATTCGTAGGCGTCGACCGAAGCCACGATCTTTTTCGACTTGGTCTCTTCAATCGGCGTCGCACGGCCGGTAAAGGTCGAGAACACCTGTTTGTTGAAGGCACCGGTCATGATGGTGTCGGGCTTACCACCATTGGTCCAGATCGAGGACAGCACGGATTTCAGCCGCGCTTCGGTGAACGCGATCTGGGTGCCGTCGGTGCGTGTAGAGGTGCCGTCGATTGGAGACGGATCGGCGGGCGAGCCGGCCGTTCCCTTCGAGGTGTTGGAGGAGATCCACGACAGAATCGAGGCCGTCAGGCGCGGCGTCGTGGTGTTGCCGGCGACCTTGGCCTGGTTGGTGCCGACCAGGATGGTCTCGATGTCGCGCTTGAGCTCGAGGCCTTTCAGCATTTCCTTTGATAGGCCAGCTCGTTGTCGCGGCCGGCGTGGTCGACCGCCTGCTGGGTGCCCGACACGCGCGCCTGAGATCTGGCAGAGATTACCGAGACGAACGGTGGGCGTGGTAGCCGTGGTAGTGGGATCGTCGCCTTCGAGCTGGGCATTCGCTGACGACGCCGCGGCGAGCGCCTGCGTCTGCCATTCGTGATTGACGGCAGCGGCCTTTTCCTTCTCGGCGCCGCTCATGAACGGCGTATCGGTCGGATCGATCCGATAGATCATGTCCGAGAGGTCTTCGCGGTCGCCAACCGCCTGATAGGTGGCAAAGGTGGAAGTCGGTATAGCCATGGGAATTTCCCTTGAATGATGCCCGACGCCGCGCGGCGAAGCGCTACGCGCGACGGAAAGCCGCCTTAAGCGCGCCGGTGCGTTCGAGTCACAATGAGGACTTGGTTCGGTTTAAGAGTCTGAAGACTTCGGGCGCACGATGGCGCGGAAGCATCGCTTCCGGTTCGGCTTCCCTGACGTCTTCGCCGGGAGCCCGTTTTGGGGTCGGCGTTGGCTGATCGCCAATTCGTAGCTGCGGTCGCCTGGATCGGCGCGCTCGGCAGGGTGTTGTTTGGTATCGCGATGTCCCGAGAGTTCGCGCCGAATGAGAAAGCCCGCGACCAGTCTCCCGGCGCGGGCTAAATTCTTCCGATGTTGAACATATGCAGGTGATTTGCCCGACGTGTCAACTTCTTTGAAAAACGAGTCAGCAAAATTTTTGCGGCGAGAAGCAATCCGCGTCTAGCGGCGTGGAGCTTTAGCGGTATCCGCGGCTCACCGCCCTGTGGGTTGCGACCTTCTCCGGTTCTGCCAGCACTTTCTGTGCATCTCCTCGTTACCTATCGCGGACAATTTAGGGATATTTTGCGCAGGCGCATGCCGTCCAGCGGTTGGACGGTTGCAGGTTACACTCGATTCGAGACGCATGGCGCGAATTTGGTCCCGGTCACACGATCCCAAATCGCTTCCTGCGCTCGGCTACCTGCACCAGCTCCTTCAATTCAGCCTCCGCCAACCTGCCGTTGGCGACAACGCTTGCAAGATGATCGCGCACCTTGCCGACGATGTTGATGGCGAGGAACAGCTTTTCGCGGGCCGCAGCGTCGTCGATCGTGGTAGCCCGCCACGCCGCCGTATAAGTATCCTCGAGCGCCTTGAACGTCTCGCTCAGAAGCTCGTTGTCGATCAATTCCTGCGCGCGAAGGGCTTTGGCGGCAGCCTGGTCAAGCCGGCTTTCGTCAGACATCGGTGTTGTCCTTTGCGTTCTTGCTCTGCTGCGTCTTCACATCATGGCTGTGTGCGGTTGCCACCATGCCGAGCGCAGTTTCGGCAACATCCATTTGATGCTGCGTCTGCGCGTGCTGCGTCTTCTGCGCTTCCGTCGCGACCTTCAGATGTGCCTCTAACACCGCCATCTTGGCGTCGAGTTCGGCCCTGATCTTCGCCAGTTCGATTTCAGCCTGGATCTTGACCTGCTGATGGATGGCGTCGCTCTGCGCCCTCTGCTGCTCGAGCTGCGCCTTGTGCGCTGCTGTGGTCTGATCGGCCTGCGCCCTCGCCTGCGCCGCCAGCAGTTTTGGATCGGGCGGCGGCGCGGGCGGTACGGGCGGGGGATGCAGGAGCTGCCCGGTCTGCGGATCGACGGCGCCCGGATCGTTGAAGAATTTGTCCGGGTTCTTGTGGCCCATGATCCGCGTCAGCTCGGCGGCGGTGTTGTAAAGCTGCTGGTCGCCGACCAGATTGATCTTGCCGCCCGCCATCAGTTGCTTCTGCACGTTTGCAATCGCCATGGTTTGCGCAAACTGCTGCGCCTTGCCGCCGGAGCCGAGACCGACATTGATGGTCATGTCGTCGCGGGTTTTCCAGCCCCGTGGGTCGACATTGATCCAGGCATTGCGCAGCCGCACGGTCTCACGCTGCTGGCCGTGCTTTCGGATCGTGCCGTGCAACAGCGAAAAGATATCGCGCACCCCTTCCGCCATGATGCGGGCGATCAGTTTGATCCGCATCTGCGAGGCGGAGAACACCTGCGCCACCGCGGTGGCCGACTGGTTCTGCAGCGCGTCGGCGTCGATGCCCTGGGTCTGCTTGCTCAGGCCGCTGCGGGTTTCCAGCTCGGCATCGAGATATTGCATCATCGGGAAAATCGAGCCGGTGATGTCCGGCACCACCTGCCAGTTCAGCCCGCCCGCAGTCTTGGTGCGGACCACTCCGCCCGGGCGCGACACCAGCAAATCGTCAAGCGTATTGGGGCCGGCGTTGCTCTCGGCGACTTCCACCCGCGGATTGTTGTGCAGATAGAGATTATCCAGCGCGCCGCGCTTGAGCGCGGTCTTCTCCCGCTGCAGCGGCATCACCAGATCGGCGATCGAGCGGCCGAAGAAGCGATGGGTGATCGGCACGGGCGTCGTCGTTGCAAAGGGAATGGCGTCGAACGGCGTGACACACTCCTTGCCATCCTTGCGCAGGACTTCGCCCTGCCCGCCGCCGGTGATGACCTGATAGAGGCAAGGCCGTCCGTTGCCCTCGTAATCCATCCGCACATAGTGCTCGGTGATACGAACCAGCCGCGCCGCCGAGTTCACCCCGCCGGCGGTGGTCGAGAAATGCTCTCCCACCGTATCGCGCGCCAGCGTTTCGATTTCGGTATTGCCGGAGTAATCGGTGAGCGACTTTATCTGTTCCTCGTCAAAACCTTCCGCGATCAACTGCGCTTCGGTCTTGGTGACGACCTCGTGAAAGCAATAATTGCAATCCCGGATGTTGCGCGCGCCGCGCTCGATGCCGAATTCCTCCGGCGGAACGCCGAGCACTTTTGCCTGGGCGAGCTTTCGCGTGGTGACGATCGTGACGTCATGGGTGATCGCGGAAGCGAGAGGACCCGGAGGCGGCGGAGCAATCAAAGGGGTAGCCATGTTCATCAGCTCCTGGCCTCACTGTCGTATGCAACGGCATCGATGCAATTGATCGCCGCGCCTTCGCGGCAGCCGATCGTTTTGTCGATGATCCAAATGGAGGTTCGTAAAGCCATGGCTATTTTCCTTGATTGACACTTACCATCTCGAGGTCTGAGAGCACGAATGCAGTCCACCCCCACCCATACCTAGGCCACCTGTCAGCGTTAAGTTAGGAGCCGTAGGTGAGCCCGGATTCCAGTAATAGGTCCCGCCTATTCCGACGGGACCGAAGGGCACCGATATCGAAAACCCATCCGGGCGGGGATTCCCATTTTCGTTGACCGACATGCGATCATATCCTTCCTGATGACCTTTAAAATGAAGCGACGAGTTGCCAAGGGGAGCCAATCCCACGCAGTTCTGGCGTAGATGGCCAACCTCAAGGCAGCAGTGCTTGCGTCCTGCGGGAATGAGCTAATAATGTCGACGATGAATGAGACGAGCGCGAGAAACCTAAGGACCGAAGTCCGAAATGACTTATCTTGCCATCAGCCTTGTCGTGGCCTGGTCTTGCGGACTTCTTTTTCTTGCAGGACGGACCCTGAATTTTATCCGCTTGGTCTACAATAATTTTGCCCCAGGTAAGAGTTGGGGATCTAGAAGTTATTTCCGCTTTTACTTTTTGAGCTTTCGTTTCCTGACTGACGCAAGCGCGATCGACCGTGCAAGCCTCACCGAAGTTGGCAGGCATTACCGAAAGAGAGCGATCCGGAATGATCGGATCATGCTCGCCTGGGCTCTCGGTGGCTTCGTGCTGAGCTTCGTGCTGCTCGTGTGGGCCTGTTCTAATTTCATGCGATCATAGTCCCGAACAAGCTCCGCGCGTTTATCAGCTCGTCGCCTCCGATATTTCCAGCACATCCTCCGCATCGTGCACGGTATGCGCCACAATCTTCATTGCGCCGCTGGATTCCATCGCCGCCTGCGCGAGCAATGCGAACTGATCGTCGGTCAGATCGTAATAGGTCTCGCGGCTCTCTTCCTCGCGCTCTTCCCACCACACTTTGACGATACCGACTTTTGAAAGCAGCGCGTCCTTGATGAACGAATAAAGAATCATGAAACCGGGATTCTGCTGCATGAAGACGTGATTGACGTAGTCGGTCTCCTGCTGCGCCGCGGCTTCGTCCTCGGGACCGACCGGCTCGAACCGTACCACTTCATCGGATCCGGCAAAGATATCCATCAGCGACGGCATCAGCCCTTCGATGGTGTCGGCGACATCGGTCGATACCGCGCGCGAGCGGCCGTCCTGCGGCGGCATGTCCTTGTCCATATCGCCGAGATAATAGTCCATCGCATCGGCGCGATCTTCCATCAGCCTGGCGGCCGAGATCGCCGCCAGCGCATTGGATTTCTCGGAGGCCAGCATGGCTTTGAGATCGAGCACGGACATTTTTGACATGTATATTTCTTTCAGATCAATCGGGCTTCGCGATCATCGCTAGCCGAGGGACGATGGGCTCTATGAAACGCAGCCGCCGGCGCAAAAAGCCCGCGACCGGTTTCCCGGCGCGGGCTCGAATTTCTTGCGATGGTGAACATATGCAGGTGATTTGCCCGACGTGTCAAATTTTTCGCAACGCGTTGATGTGCTGGCTGCCGTATCCTAATAGCCCCCATTGTTGCGCAGATGCTCCAGCATAAGTCCGAGCAGCCCGCCGGGTTGCGGCGCTGGCTGGTTCGGATACTCGGGGTCGATGCCGGCGGGAGAAGAAGTCCAGTTTCCAAAGCGGTCGTTGAAGGAATTCTGGCGATCGGCAGGAAGAGCCTCGTTGGGCGGGGCGCCGGGAAGAGAAGTCCAGTTGCCCGAGCGGTTGTTGAAGAAATTCTGACTACCGGAAGAGAGTACATCGTTGCACGGCGTGAACGGCACGGCAGGCCTGCCCGTGTCAAAGAAGGACGACCCGGACCTACCCGCGATGCGGCTGACCAGCCGTGGTGCGGCTTGCCTGGCGTAAGGAGGCGGCGAGCCATCCGATGGCGCGTCAAACGATCCGGGCGCAGGCTTGGTTACGGTGTCCGGCGCATTACCAAATCCATTGGCCGCATTGGCGACGGAGGCCTGCAAATATTGCTGGTATTCGCCGAGGTAAGCCGGCTGACCTGGATCGGTCTTCGCCGGGCCCAATCGATCCCAGAAGTCCGTTGGGTTGATAACGCGGCCGGCAGAATCCTTCAGTTGGTAGTGGACGTGTTGATCCTTCGTCCCGGTGTTGCCCATCGTGCCAATCGGTTGGCCTACGCCGACCAGATCACCTCGCTTCACATACTGGGTTTGGGTGTGCAGTATTTCATGAGAAAATCCGTTCGCATCCCTTATGGCTATTCTCCCGAAAGTGCCTTCCCCCGGGTTTGTTGTCACGACGCCGGCTACCGGCGAGCGCAATTCCGGATGGCTTAAGTTGAGTTTCGCAAATCGCCCACCAAAGTAGTCGAAATCAACAGCGCGATGCGGTTTCGTTGAACCCGGCGGCCTCCCTCTTCCTCTCCATACCGGCTGGTGATGTGGGGCGATACGCCTCCAATAGGAGGTAGTACTCGTCGCATGATGTCTTCCCACGACATGTTCGGTCTCCATTGCGCGTTTGTTATTCTGCGGACGCTAATGCTTCCACACCGAGGAAACTTCCAGCAAAAAATGATTGGTGCCGCCGCCGAGCGCGCGGGAACCGACGGCTTCGCGCGTCACATCGTTCGGGATGCCGAGCCAGCGCAATTCTCGAAGCCGACCACCAGTTGCTCAAACTACGGCGAATAACGTATCCTCGGCCCGAGACCCGCAGTCGTCGGGGGTGAAAGTGGCAGTTGCGAACAAGGGCCAATCCGGGAGAACGTCGTTGAAATGCAAAATGAAGCGCCGTCGCATCGCTGTGCAAGCAGCCTTAGCGCTCACATTCCTGCTCAGCGCATCCGCGCCGACCTTTGCGCGCGAAGGCACCAAGCCAGCGATGGTGAAATGGCGTCCCAAAGACGGTCTCTACGCTTCACCAGGCGCCAACTTTCACGACAGATGCTTAGACCGCACCGAAGTTTTCGTCGAACTAGCCGACAAGTCGATTGGCGGCGACGAGTACGATTGCAAAATCAGCAAGCTGACGGATACTGGCCCAGACGCCATCCGACTAGAGACGGCCTGCACTGACATCAACAGGGAAACGCCACGTCCGGAAACGCCAGCTAAAGAAATAATCTTGCTGAAGAAGATCGACGAGAACACGGTCTTTTATCGTGGCACGACCGACGGAAAATTCAAGGAAGCTGGCGCACAATTCTCTTATTGTCCCGAAGACGTACAGCGCACGCATATCGAAGCAAAGAAGAAGAGCGACTAGATTCTGATACATCGCAACCGCGCGCTTAGAAAATGACATTTAAGCTGGCGCGCGCGTTACGTGGACCGATCGGATATGGCGTACGCCGGTGTCCGGCAATTTTACCAAAACAGTCACACTCCGGGAGTCAGTTATCGTCTCTTCCGGGAATACATCTTCGCCGGTTCTGGAATTTTTGATCGTCGTCGTTCCTGTTTCGAGTCCGCCTTTTTTCATTCGCAAAGAGGTTGGAAATACCGTGCCACTCTTCGAGTCATAGTTTGGTATCTTTTCAAACGTATTGACGACCCTCGTTTTGAACGCGTTGTCCTCACCGATCAGCTTTGGATCATTGGCCCCAAATTTGAGGGGAAGGCGCGTGTATCTTCGTTGCAGAACGGGACTATTCGAAAATGCGCGCAAAAATTCCTCAAAATCCGCTGCCGGACATTTGTCGTTCTCGCTTGCCACCTTGACGGTGGGCGTCGCCGGACCTCGAGCGGGCGCCATCTGCTGCTGGGCCTGAGCCAACGCGTCGCGGTTGGGTCCGATGGCTATCGAAGCGAGAAGCCAGGCGATACCGAACGCGGACGCGGGACGAACGAATTCGCGCATGAGAGCCTTCTCGATTTGCGATGGCGTTGATGACTGAATTAGGGGGTAAGGCGCAAAACCACGAATAGAACGAAAAGGGAACGCTGTCAATTCGTTTCAACGTGCATCCCTGAAGCCAGCCATGCGTGCTCGGTGGCTCGCTCAACCGATGCGGGGACTCCGCGATGCCCGGCAGTTATGCTCTCCGGATAGAAGGAGCGGAAGATGGCGGTCTCGACCTGCATCAAATGCGATGGACATAGCTTTGAGCTCGCGCGGTTCACGCCGATCGGCGAGAGCAAGAAGCTCACCATCGTGCAGTGCTCTCAATGCGGAACGCCGATCGGCGCCATGGACCCGGCAATAGGACCTCAGATCGAGGCGTTGAAGAGCCAGATCGCGGCGATCGACGAGCGGCTAAACCGGATTGCGAAGGCGCTGCAGGAGTTGACGGTTCGACGACCCCAAAAAGAAGCGTTCATACGTCCTTTCCACTGTGCTCAGCGCGCGAGGATCAAGATAAAACTAAATCCATTTCAGTCGGATGAGGCTAAACTCACGGACTGGCTTGATGAAAGAAGTTAAGCCTGCGCCTTCCCAAAAGCATGACATCCTAGCGTCGCTTATCGCAAGCCGCAGCGCCTCTGTGGCGGTCGCGTTCGTCCATGCGGACGGACACCTGCTCGACAACCCGGCTCTCTTGGCAATCGATCCGGCCCTGGAGCCAGGCGACCGATGGTAGGGACAGCCAGTGTAGCGAACTTTGGTAATGATCGCTTTAAGTGCTGCCTCAAACTTTTTAGCTGCTTGGGGCGATAAATCTTGAAGAATAAGTAGTTCCTTAGCCTTGGAAGGCCCGAATACTTTCTCCTGTTTTGGGCCGCTTTAGGACCATCTCGAGGTGCAATTTCCGGATTTCAACCCGGCAATAATGCCTTTCGAGCGCAAGTTTGTAAGTCTTAGTTACAAGTCAAATCAAAATATTATGCATCCAAGCCTTAGGTAAAATGCTGATTTTGTTTAATTTTTCTCGGTGAGGTGAGGCCTCACACCCACCCCTGCTCCCGATACTTGATCGGCCGGTTGAAACTCCCCGCCCTTCCCGGCTCCTGGTAACAGATCGCCATCAGGCCGAGCGCGTCGGCGGCGTGGCTTGACCAGTCGTGCTCGGGGCCGAGGCCGACATTGCGCGCATCATCCTTGCGCTCGTGATAGAAGCCGATCGCATCCCTACCCGGCTCGGTCGTCGCCTCATTCCACCAGATCTGCGGCCCGAGCCGTCGTAACGCCTCGATCCGCATCATCGCTGCACCCTTGCCCTGATTTTTCACCGGAGGCTCGACGTTAAAACCGGCCTCGCGAAGATGGTCTTCGTAACGCTTGCCGGTGATGTTGTTTTCGTTGACGCCGTCATGCGGCAGATAGAGGATCGCCTGCGCGTAGCCGCGCGTGCGCAGCCAGTTGACATGAAACGCCAGCACCTGGCCGACAGCCTCGTAATAATCCAGCACGCGAATTTCACCGCCGATCCACTGCACGACCCAGATGGTAAAGGCGTCGGCAGTCGCACCGGAGCCGCCGATGTCGATGAAGGCGCGCAGCGGCAACAGCGGATCGGCGGCGACCTTGCCGATGCGCCCTTGCGCCTGCGCCTCGGACAGCATCTGCGCGAAGTAAGCGCCTTCGAATGCGCGCACGTAATCGCCCTCCCAAATGTGGTCGTAACGATCGGGATAAAGCAAAAGGTCCGTCTTGCGCTCGTCTTCCAGCACCGAAGGAAACCAGGGATTGTCGCGCCAGTTGGCGTTGACGACGATCGCGCCCGCAGGCTTTTTGGTACGGAAGAAATCATCAATCGCGTCGGAACGGCGACGTGGATTCCAACTGGCCCACAACTCGGAGCCTTCGGCGCGGATAGTCGGGCGCAGCAGCGCCAGGCTGCGGGCGCTGAGATTCTGCGCCTCATCGACCCAGGCAATCCGAAAACCTTCCAGCGATTTTATCGAGTCCGCCGTATGATCCTGCATGCCGCGAAAGATGATGATGCCGTCGCCGGGTGTCTCGATCTTGTCGTTGAATATTTTAAATTGATGACCGAGACCGAGCGCCGCGATCTTGCTTTCGATCAGCCGCTTGCTCGATTGCGCCAGCGTGCGCTGCGCTTCGCGAATGCAAACCGCCGACGTGCCACGCTCGGCCTCGCAGGTCTCCACCAAAAACTCGCCGAAAAAATGCGATTTTCCCGAGCCGCGTCCGCCATGAGCAGCTTTGTAACGCCCGGACGCCAGCAGCGGCTCAAATATTTTTGCGGTCGGTATTTTCAGGATGGACAATGACGCGCTCGATTCTATGGACAAGTTCGAGAGGGCGATCGTCGCCGGTCTCGATTGTCTGAGTAGCCTTGCCCCAGCCCCGGTCCAGGATGGCGTTAGCCGCGGATACCCGCGCCGCCGCCGTCGCATCCTTTGACCGCATGATGCCAACCAGGACGTTGAGCGCGGTCCTGGTATGGCTGCGCGCCAGCGAACGGATTTCGATGATCGTCTTGGATTTAGGCATCTATAATTTGCGCTTCGCCCTGATCTGGCCAGACATATTCGCAAGGCGCGGTATCGGAATGATCCATGGTCAGATCGTTGGGCCGCACCGCTGATCGAAATGCAATGGTCGGGAAATCAGTTTGGCCGCGATTGTGCTTCGGGCCGCGAATGAATCGAATGATCTCTGCGCTCACGAAAATCCCTCCCACACCGCGATGGCGACCAATCCGACCAAGGCGAGCGATATCAGATAGGCGGTCATGCCGACCTCTCATTTGCAAAACTTGTCACGTCCTGGCATGACGACGCTCGATACGAATAAAATGCGCGGCAGATCGCCTTTGCGATCGTTTCAGGCGCGAACCCTATCCCTCCAGGCGCGATCCGCATGGCGGATCGTCGCGGCGGGGCCGCCGCGGACATGGACGTAGCCACGCCGCGCCGGCACGTTCGCGCGTGCCGGCTAATGCCAATAGAGGTTCGGACGACAACGCGCTTGCGACGCTGTGCAGTGCATGGGGAGGATGTAGCGTCACGCAATGCGGCTGCCGTCCGATTCAGAAAGTGCCAATTGAAAAAGCCCGCGGCCGGTTTCCCGGCGCGGGCTCCAAAATTCTTGCGATGATGAAGATATGCCGGTGATTTGCCCGACGTGTCAAATTCTTTTGGAACGACCGCCGATTTTGGTCGCCGGCAATTCGCTTAGTCGAATCCCTGCACCGGTGGCGCGGTCTTTTTATCGGCAACGGCTTCCGGAGTTTTTTCGGGTGGCGACGCACTGACCTCGGCGGCCGCTTGCCGTCGCGTTGCGGGATCCGATTGCGCCGCTCGTCGCGCCCGTGATCGCGGTGCGGACCGCCCCGCTCCCCAGGAATGTGCGATCGCAGGCCCCGCCGTATATCCAATCACCGCACCTGCCACCGCGCCGACGGGTCCCAGCACCACCGCTCCTGACACCGCACCCAACGCGGCATCTCCGGCTCGATTTTGCGCTCTTGCCTCGAACGAGATAAATGATGCTGCGACCAGCGCAGCAACAAGTAGTTTCTTCATCGCGGTTCCCTTGAGTACACCCCAGGGCACGGGACTGCGAAATTGCGGCGGCACAAAGGAGATATGGCGGCAGCCTTCGCCCGATTCAAAAAGCCCACGCCGGTTTCCCGGCGCGGGCTCAATCTTTGCGATGATGAAGATATGCGCCTGATTTGCCCGACGTGTCAAATCGTTTGGTGATACTCTAATTTCTGACCGCGTAAAGCGGCGTTCTCAGGGTTAGCTGGTAAGACGGCTTCGGCACCCACGCGATCTGGGCCGTCACGCCAAACAGGCGGTTATCGTTGTCGTCCATCCGGTCCAGATCGAGCCTTACGATGGGCTGGGTAAAGGGCTGGAACGGCGTTAGGTTCAGAAGCTGAGCGCCACCGAAGGATTGTAGGCCGACGCGGCCGGTGAACTTCCAATTGTTATCCCACTGATAGTAGCCACCGACATAGCCGATGGTATTCGGATTGACCGTCGCCAGCGGTGAGTCAACATCAACCCTGGTGTACTGGACGCCGGCGAGAAGTCCCCTGGTTTCGTCCTCGTTCAGCGCGTAATCAAACTCGACGATGGTGTTGAGCGACGTCGTTGCAAGCGGGGAATCCGGTACCGATCTCGTAACCGTCGACTGCAGCGTGATCGTCGGGATCGATCCGCCATTCTGCTGATAGACTTCGGCTTGAAATCCTAGATTCCAGCT